CTATTTAATTTATTTACAGGAGCAATAATGAAACCTTTTTTTCAAGAACTTCGAGTAGGTCAGTTTTACAGTCCTGAACTACATGATGTAATTTTTAATCCTGAAACTGAGTGGGTTAAATACTTTAATTTTACTGCTTGTCCTATTAATACAGAAATTTTATTTCGAGATCGTTTTTATAAATGGCTTTATGACAGGCATCCTTATAAAGCTGGTGTATTAAAAATGGAACATCAAACTATGTACAATTGGCACAAAGACTCGAATAGAGGTGTTACAGTAAATTGTTTAATTAATACACCTAACACTTCGTACACATTTTTTAGAAAAGAGTTTGATGTAAATCATCCTGTCATTGAACTTCAATATTTTCCTGGCAGTAGATTTTTATTTAACAATCAACAAGACCATATGGTTTTAAATTATAACGGAATTAGAATGGTTCTAACTATAGAGTTTTTAGAAGATAAAAATGAGTTACGCTATGAACATTTATTAGAAGAAATTGAGAGGGACTTTTATGAAAAATGATGTTTGGGATAGAGGTGGTCAATATTACACAGTATTTAAAATACAACCATCACAATTTATTAATGAAAATAAAATACTTTTTGCTGAGGGTAATGTTATAAAATATATATGTAGACATAAAGGTAAAGGTGGTAAAGAAGATTTGTTAAAAGCAAAACATTACATTGATATGATCATTGAAAGAGATTACAAATGAAATGTTGGCATTGTAATACAGAACTAATTTGGGGTGGTGATCATGATATTGAAGAAGAGAGTGATGAATTTTGTATGGTTACAAATTTATCCTGTCCTGAGTGTGGCTCTTATGTTGAAGTATATTTACCTAAAGATGATGCTGAACCAACTTGGCAAAAAAAACTAATGGCTGCAAATGACTAGCTTGCAACTTACATTTAATTTTAAAAAACATATTTGGTCAGCTCCAATTGAGTATAAGGATCTATCTGATGCACAGGAAATTGCAATAGACTTGGAGACTAGAGATGAGGGAATAAACAATGGACTTGGAGCTGGTTGGGCAACAAATAAAGGAGAGATAATTGGCTTTGCAGTTGCTACTGAGGGATGGCAAGGCTATTATCCATTTGGTCACTTTGGTGGTGGTAATTTAATTAAAGAACAAGTGTTGAAATATATGAATGACATTTGTTCATTGCCTTGTCGAAAAATTTTTCATAATGCTCAGTACGATGTTGGATGGCTCAATGCTTATGGTATCGAGGTCAAGGGAGAGATTGTTGATACCATGATTGCAGGAGCTTTAATTGATGAGAATAGATACACTTATAAATTAAACGCTTTGGCTAAAGATTATTTAGGAGAGTTAAAAGCAGAGACAGATTTGAATGAAGCAGCTCAGGCTCATGGCGTTGATCCAAAAGCCGAAATGTGGATGTTGCCAGCAGAACATGTTGGATACTACGCTGAACAAGATGCACGGCTCACTTACCTTTTATGGCAAAGATTTAAACATGAAATACATTTACAAAGTTTAGAAACTGTATGGGATCTTGAAAGACGCTTGTTGCCAATATTAATTAAGATGAGAAGAAAAGGTATTCGAGTTGATGTTGAAAAAGCATCCTCTTTACAAAAAAAGTTTATTGAAAAAGAAAAAGATATTTTACTAAAAATAAAAAAGCTTATTGGAAAAGACATAGATATTTGGGCAGCAAGACAAATTGCTTTTGGTTTTGATAAGTTAGGTATTACATATCCTAAAACTCCAAAAAGTGGTGAGCCAAGCTTTACACAAAATTGGTTAATAAATTCTGATCATGATATTTCTAAATTAATTGTGCAAGCTAGAGAAATTAATAAATTTCATAACACATTTTTAAATTCAATAATGAAGTTTGAACATAAAGGTAGAATTCATGCCGAAATAAATCAATTACGCTCTGACACAGGAGGCACAGTTAGTGGCAGACTTAGTATGTCAAATCCTAACCTTCAACAATTACCTGCACGCAACAAAGAATTCGGACCTATGATTAGAGGACTTTTCCTTCCTGAAGAGAACTACCAATGGGGTTCTTTTGATTATTCTCAACAAGAACCTCGTTTGGTGGTGCATTATGCTTCAAGTATTGGTGAAGGCTATGAGGGATCACAAGAGCTTGTGGAAGCTTATACGAAAGCTGACGCTGACTTTCATCAAACTGTAGCTGACTTAGTTGGTATAGATAGGAAGCAAGCAAAAACAATTGGTTTGGGTTTGATGTATGGAATGGGTAAAAACAAATTAGCTAATATGTTAGGTTTGGGTTTTGATGAAGCTAGTGCACTGATTGCTAAGTTCAATCGCAAAGCACCTTTTGTAAAATTACTATCGGATCGATGCATGAAGAAGGCTAACAGTGAAGGAGTCATACGGACTAAACTTGGAAGGAAGTGTCGTTTTGATATGTGGGAAACGAAAGATTTTGGTATTCATACTCCTGAGAAGTTTGAAAACGCCTCTGCAAAGTATGGAGCTAATAATATAAAAAGAGCTTTTACTTACAAAGCTCTAAATCGATTGATTCAAGGATCAGGAGCTGACCAAACAAAAAAAGCTATTGTTGATTGTTATGAGCATGGAGATTTAGCTTTATTACAAATACATGATGAATTATGTTTTAATATTTCCTCAAAAGAGCATGCAGAAAAAATAAAGAAAGTGATGGAGAGTGGCATGAAACTAAGAGTTCCAAGTTTGGTAGATGTTGCCTTAGGCAAAGACTTTGGTGAAGCAAGCTAGTATTTTGCTTTTGCTTCTCTTATATCGGCTAATACCAAAGCTTGCTTTAAAGCTTCAATTTTCTTTTCAATATCTTTCATCTCAATAGAGTAAATACCACTTTCATTATACATGGCATTCCACTTAGACTCTAAAGACATTTTAGCATGTAACAATTCAGCTATTGCCATTTTCACTTCCTTTCATAATAAAGTATAAAAAAGATTATAAAAGATGTCAATTAGCTTGCACTATCACATTTAAACATATATATTAAGAATTGATATTAATTATTACGAAGAAAGGCTTACATATGATATCGTACTTAACAAAAGAACAGTTCATTGATTTGAACGAAAAAGCAATCAAGCTTAAAAAAAATCGATCTGTCGAAAGACATGCATATGAAAAAATCGAGGAAGGAAAAAAACTTCCTGTGATGTTTCATATGTTGCATAACGACATTGAAATTAGAACGCAGATTGCTACAAGTGAAAATTCTGTTGCTTGGTTAGACATGGATATTAAAGATTACAATAATCTAAATCAAGCATCCATACCTGATCATTTGGATACCAACAGACCAATTTTATAATATTAATATAGGGTGTGAAAATAATTTTAATATTTTCACACCCACAAACATAAGGAAAAAATTATGGATACTACAAAATGGCACACAGTTGCTATAAGAAAAGATTGTTACTACAAATTGAAAGGTCTATGCTCAGTAAAATATAGAAGACCTAATAACATGATTAGCAAAATGATTGATGAAACAATTCGCTATCAGGCTCAAAAAGAAGGCACAAGTTATGAAGCCTTTGCACAAAATCTTTTAGAAAAAGGACAAAAATCTAATGCCAGAGACTAAACTTAGATGGGCAGAATTTTTAGTTTTTATTGATAATAAAAACTATGCCACAGGTTATAGAGACGATGAGCAACCTCATGAAGACTATGAAAAAGGTATTTATGTTTCTATACCAACGAGAATTCCTGTAAGAACAGATACTCTTTTTGAGTATGGTGGTCACAAAATGAAAGCTTTAGTTGTAACAAAATGCAGTAATTTTGATGATCATTTCAAAGTTTTTTGTAGGGAGATAAAATGAAATGGATTGTAATATTTTTTTTAGCAAATGACCTTGAACATGTATATGGTGAAGTAGAAATTTGTGATTATGCAAAAATAAATGAGCAAGTAGAAATTTTCGAAGCCGAGACTAATAAAGATGTTGAAGGTTGGGGTTGTTATGATGAAAAAACTTTCAGAATAAGAGAAAACGCAAGAAAAAAATTAGGCATAGATGTTTAGTTGGTTCATAGTAACTGTGTGGTTTGAATTCAATAACAAGCTACATCTACGCCATGCATCAAGTTTTGCAGGAGAAAATTGTGAATCAGTTGTGTCTAAAATAATTATTGATTTTGAGAAAAATCATCAAGACAAAATATTTAAAGCAGCCAAATGTAATGATCCTATCACTTGGTTTAAAAAATATAAACTTAATCAATGGGATCGAGTAAAAGATAAGGAGTAACAATGGAAACATTAATTGTAGGACTAATAATTAATTTATACACATGGAGCAATGCTGATTTTTTTGTACAGAAAAAAAATAATGAGCGTCAATATACTTGTGTTTGGGTTGACAAAGGATGGTCGAAAGCAGATCCAAAAAATCCTGCATTAACTTTACCTGGTGGATACACAAAATATAAACAGGAATGTGTAGCGAAAGAGAAAGAATGATTAAAAAAAGAGTTTTAATTTATGAAGTTTGTGAAGAATGTTATGGTAATGGTTTTATGAAGTGTCACAGGCTTGCCGATAAAGAAATAAATACTACTTATGTTTGTAATGCCTGTGGTGGCTCAGGTCACTCAGGAGCTCGAACTAAATTATGAAAACTATTCAAGTCTTTAATGAAAAAACAGTATGTTGCAGGGGTGAAGACTCAGGAGGGCATCCTCTGATTTATCTATCACTTGAAGGAGTTGACAAAGTAATGTGTCCTTATTGCAGTGTTGTGTTTAAAAAAATCAAAAGACACTAACCTAGACACACGAACCACGAACCTTTATCCTATACAAATGGGAGAAAGCGTTTGGCTAATAAATACACACGAATACCTAACGAAAAATTGTTTGTCGAAAACTCAAGCTATAAAAATTATTCACATTTAAAAAACAGAATCATTAAGGAAAAGCTTATTCCTTATGAATGTGCTATCTGTGAAAATAAAGGTGAGTGGAAGAAAAAAAATTTATCGCTTGTACTTGACCATATAAATGGGGTAAAAAAAGATAACAGGCTTGAAAATCTTCGATTTGTTTGTCCTAATTGCGATAGTCAATTACCCACATTTAAATCAAAGAACATCAAATATCAAAGAGACAACGAAAATTTTAACTACAATTTTAACGGCTACGATCCCACTATCTATAAAAAAAAGTAAAGAGTGTGAATAGTAAGTAGTTTTTGACTGAGGTATACTATGATTATGTCTAGAGATAAATTTGAATGGGATAACCTACTTGAACATGAGGATGTAGCCTTTTTGGTTGACCCTAATGGTATGTCTCCTGATGAAAGACACGAATTAATCGAAAGGCTATATGTCGATTATATTAAACTGCGAGCTACAAAAAAAACTGATAAAAACATTCTTGCTAATTATAAAAGGATATTGAGGGAGTTAGTTAAAAATTTTGCTCACTAATGAGCTCATCCCCTTATCTATATAAACTAATGGGACTTAGTTTCACTCGATCCGTGATTGATAAAAAACTAAACCCTGAACATAAATTATGGCGTGCTGTCGTTATAAACGCCTTCGATGATACAATGATCACGCTCTCTGATAGAAAATCAGCAGTGCAAAAAATAGAAGCTCATAATTGGATTCTCCAAGAATCACGAGACTTTAGAGAAGTTTGTGAATGGGCATTACTCGATCCTGAAGAAATGAAACAACACTACATTAGTGCCTTAAAACAAAAAGTTATAGCCTTTACTAAAAAACAAGTGCGTTGGGCAGAATACAACAAAATCTATAAAGCTTTATTCTATGACATCAGTAATGATCAAAAAAAATTGATTAGAAGACGATTAGACGAGCTCAGAAGAGAAATTCATGCTACTCCTACCTTCTATACCGATTCCATAATTCTTGGA